CCTTTACTTCATTCTGAACTTCCTTTCGAATCTTTATTTATTAATAATCATTCCTATATTACGCCTCACTCTCTCTCTATCGCACCTTCCGATCATATTGACCTCTCTGATATTTAATTAAGGGAACCTACGGTTCCCTTAAGATCCCTCCCTTGCATGAATATATATATTTCAAATCGTAAATGTGTTATACCATAACAAAAACAAAATCGTCCTGCAGCCGCTTCAATATATAATATACCCGCGTATTACGAATTTCAGAAAAATCGACCAGTACATCGCCCTGTTTTTTCCCAAATATATCAAAAATAAATTGCAATACAGCGGTGCTTGCTAGTGTATCTCGAACGTTTTTTGTATCTAATCGTTCAATTGCGGTCCCGTCCAGTAAAACAAACCGGTCCTGTATCACATATACAAAATCAGTCGAAATTGTTGATAATGTATAACCATAATCATGCAAATATTCTATTTGTAAATACAAATCGGTAATAATGCGCTCAAGCAATTCATACGAGATAGTGGTTCCTGGAAAAGAAAATAGCGACGACTCATTCGACACGTGTTCATCCCTCCATGCCTTGTATGTTTTGATATTATGTGGTGGAAACGCGATAGTCATAGATTCAATTTGTTCGGGCAACTGTGGCCCGACCTTACTCGACGCGCTCGTCGTTGTAAAATATTCCGTATATTTTTTGGTATAATCATATATTGTGTTTAAAATACTACCTCCTATTTGCGGTGAAGGTTTTATCTTCAACGGCAATTGTGTGTATCCATTCGGGAATCGTTCCCTACCTAAAAATTGCTCGGATAAATCGCGTTCTTCGTTTTCTAAATCTTGGACAGTTTCATTAGCAAGTTGTTCATCCCCTATATTTTTCGTCGCTATACCCGGACGTTTTATAGATACATGAAACTCGGCAAGTCCCAATCGATCGAAATATTCGCGTGAAAAAACGCGTGTTATATCTACGTCAGGACGACCTTCAATAGTAAATAACGCGCGCGTATTTGTTTTATGAAAGGTGGTCATTATATACATATCAGGATTTTATTTTATGCAATCGGTGCCGAACGCAAGATTCAGCTAAACAAATACTGATTTACGAAGTGTATTAAATATCCGGCCACCCACAACCACATATTGCGTATTTGAATTCCGGTATTATAAACTATCCACCGGAGACCCTCACATTGAGGCGATAATGCGAGGAACGGAGTCATAATGAATCCAATCAGGGTTCGCGGAGTGCAGAAATGTGGATACAGATTCGCACTAATATAATGAATTGAAATAATCAACACGTATATAGAGAATCCACGGATAGCCAGATTTGATAACAGCCCCAAGGCATGAGTGTAATATTGCTTTAACATAATGCGTTTTATATGAATGACTGTATCCGTCATATAAAAATCAATTTTACACCATTGAAGATTTAAATCCACACACCCAAGGCGTGCTATTTATTTCTTTCAATGTAACCGTCTGCGATAAATGAATTAAACGTGCACCCACCCTCTGTGGGTGTGCGGATTTAAATCTTCATCGCTGTATCACCTTTTACTGGCGCGTTTCCGCGCGGGTTTTGTAGAAGCTCCCCAGTCATGTTCCCACGACTCTAATACTTTGATCGGTATTACAGGCAAAACCGCATGCGCTTCCCAGAAATATCTACAAAACGCCCATTGAAACGGGAATTCACTCACACAATAGTCCGACCATTTAGATAACATATCATCTCGGACATGTCCGGGCAATAAACTGTACGACTGTTGCGGCAATACATATGCAAGTTGCACATACGGCGAAAACGGAGCGACATTTTGCGTAAGAAAGAAATCGTGCGTGCCTGACGGTACATATTTAGTCAAATCGGACAACAATGGCGGATAATAATAATTATATTTCCATTTCCAATCAACACAATCGTTTGTATAATAAGAAAACACCCACTGCAATCCTTGTAAATAATTTAGGCAAATATCTTGTCTCGCGACGTCTGGTTCAAATAACGTAGCATAATAGCGTTGATCCCATTGTTTTTCTTGTGGGCAAATATACAATTCTTCCGATCGATAAATAACTGGAACACTTTGCATAGTAAAATCGCGTTCTTGCTCTGAACCAACAAGCCATTTTCGTGCCGACCATTTTGCGCGCAAATCATATTCTGAAATAAATCGGTCATGTTCATATTCCGCCAAATGTTGAATAAATAGCGAAACCCATTCCCATTGGATTTTCATAGATCGCGAAATAAAAAATCGATCGGGTACTTTACCAATGAATTTGCGATAAGTATCCAATAGTGTATCTATTCCAGTTGTTCGAATATTTAATGAGGGAAAATGAGGTAAAAAATCGTTCCCAAGGAAAAAACACAAAAACACATAATCGTAAATTCGATGCGGATCGGTTGCGCCGCATTGCATTTCGGATAATATTGCGCGAGATAGTGAATGAATATCCATAAACAAGCAACTATTTTTGTCCGTGTCGATTTTCATATCCTGCGGTAAAAATTGCTGCCCAAATTCGGGAGTTTCTCGAAAAATAAACATATTTTGATACAGACTGCAGTGGAATACCGAAAGCATGATTAAGTCTGAATCTAAACCATATACTGCACATGTATCCGTTGCGGGCATATTATGTTGTCTCATATACTGAAACATCTTGTGTTCTCCCTCTCCGCACGAATCTGATGTGGATATAATCAAATTCTTTACTTTATAATGAGTTTCTAGTCCCTTGAATGCGGTAGTGACGCGTTCCCCTAATTTTCGCATGAAATTTGTCCCGGGTGTAATATTGGAAGTACTCCACGGCGATTTTTCAATATCGGTTTGCTTCACATGTGCAGTTATTTTAGACAACACGCTTCCTTTGTATCTACGATTTCGCTGTTGATCCATTTTTGCAAACGGCGCCACCCCATCAAACGCGACGTATGCAGTAGTTGTCGGGTTTATATAGAGAATATAATCCGAAATTTTTCGAATAACGGTCTGGATTATAGTTGTTTCCAACTCATCGTGATTATCCAATAGTTCTGGACGCGTCTGTTCAAGAATACGAAATGAATCATATATGATAGAGTTACAATCCATAAATAAATGATGAAAACAGGTTACGTCTGCTTTCACATTTGTTAGACTACGTATAATATTAGAATAATTTTTAATAATATACGAGAAATAACTCGGGATTCCCATTGCGATGTAGTATATAATAGTAGCAAACGTTTAAATCGTTTCACCCAAACATTTAGAATAATTCGCACATATTCATATGAACCAATCAATATAATATAGATTACACGGGCGAATATTTCAAATTGGGTATCGTGAATTTAATGGAAAAATTTAAATATATGAATAGACTATACTCAATATTTATAGTATGACTAAACCCACTCCAAAACACCCCCCAACCAAATCTACTGTGCAAAATGCAGTTAAACATGAAATGACGCATATGCACTCCGATAATTCAGACGAATTTAAAAAATTCATGTCGCTGAAGATTAAACAGGTCACCGATATCATCCAGCGAGCATTTACATCAATCGATTATTGCAAAAAATTCGACATATTCAGTAACAGTACAATAAATCAGTGTTTAGACCACTTATATACGATATATGAAAAGACACAAAATATAATGGCCATGTTAGACACAAAGGAACAAATGGATAATGCAATCAATGAAATGCAACAAGTGTTCGACAAGCTATCCATATTTTTCACGAATTATGGTGCGAATTCGATACAGGATATAGCATATGTCGTATTTGGTGCCCGTTATAATAAATTGCAGAGCATTTCCGATACAGATGCAATTCAATTATCAAAGCTAGAATTGATCGAAAAATATGTTGTACCGATTGGTTATAAAAATACAACTTGGAGTGCAGTTAAAGAGCCTGAAAATGGGAATCGAATTACAGACAAAGTAGCAAAACCCGAGCTTCATGCACATATGGAATGTTTTGAACCGGTTACATTATATAGCTCTCTACATCAGTCGGTGTATGGAATTCGTATTATATCACGTAACGAAACGGACAAGAAGACTATTATCATCAGTGGTATCATTCGTGATATCCCCCTGCAATACTTGAAAGAGCATATTTATGTTCAAACCCGCTTAACGGAAATCACCAACTATTTCAATGATATATGTGCAAAGGATGCATCTATAAATGCATCCATAGTCAAACGATGGGTCGATACACTTACGTTAAAAGACATTTTTATTTATACATGCGAAGACCTGCAAAAGAAATTCAGTGCAATGTTAAGCGACGCAAAATACGTAAAAAGTAATAAAATCGAGGCGATTATTAAGCGTTTTTTCGACATGGACATCACATCGCGTCGCAAAATGTTGATGAATTTATTTACATATGATGTAGATACCGAGATACAATACATAGCGTATATGCTGTACGACTTGATTGGTTCGGTCGATAATACGGATGGTAGCGATAATTACGAACAGCGCCTCATCTACGAAAGTATGCCTTGGAAATTAAAGGAGTATTTCAAGGATACCATGATTAATACGATACAATACACACAGGACACCATTTCAAAGTGCGACGGATCAAAGGTTTCATTGGAGCAGCAGGTGCTTTTAATGCGCGCAGACGATAAAATACGTGAGCGCGCGATTATGAAGTTAAAGGAGATCAAAGGAAAGCCCGAAGATCAAGCCAGCAAATCAAAACAATATTTGGAAGGGTTGCTCAAAATCCCATTTGGTGTATATCGTAAAGAACCCATTTTATGTAAAATGGAATTATTAAACGATGCATATAAGAATATTATTAAAAAGAACAACCATAGTGGCGAGAATAAGGCCAAATACACATTATATGAAATCACATGTGAAATTGATGTACTAATAAAGGAGTGTATTTCCGAATTCATAACTGAATGCAAAGAACGAATGAAAAAGAGTCAAAAAGATATGTTAATGCACGTTGTTAAGAAATTCAAATTAAGCCCGGCTTCTACATCAACAAAACCGGCTTTGCTCGAAATTGCGAGTGACCAATTCGATAAGGTATTGGACGACTGTGAATTATATAACAATATGATTGAAGTTGTCGAGCTATTTGTACCCGGTCATCCGAAAATCGCATTATTTAACGAATTGTCCGCATTTAAGCACTCGGCGCACGACGTACAGGACCAAATGACTGTTATGAATGATCGTTTAGACGAATCAATCTACGGACACGAAGAGGCAAAGAATCAAATTTTAAAAATTATCGGTCAATGGATAAATGGAGAGCAAAATGGATATTGCTTTGGGTTTGAAGGGTCGCCTGGTGTTGGAAAAACATCACTTGCGAAGCGCGGATTAGCACAATGTTTGCAGGACGAGCTCGGTAACGCGCGCCCATTTTCGTTTATCGCATTGGGTGGTTCTTCGAATGGTTCTACGCTGGAAGGGCATAATTATACCTATGTGAATTCAACCTGGGGTAAAATCGCGGACATATTGATGGAGAGCAAATGCATGAATCCAATTATTTACATCGACGAGTTGGACAAAGTAAGTAAAACCGAGCAGGGGCGCGAAATAATCGGTATCTTGACTCATTTAATCGATACAACACAAAACGACGAGTTCGAGGACCGGTATTTTAGTGGAATCCACATTGATTTATCAAAGGCCCTGTTCATTTTTTCATACAACGATCCTGAATTAATAGATCGAATTTTATTGGACCGTATCCATCGTATTCGGTTTGATAATCTAACTTGGACTGATAAACTGGTGATCGTAGATAAATTTATCATCCCCGAATTGAACAAAAAGATGGGATTTGAAAACACAGTGAAACTATCAGACGATGTTGTAAGACATATCGTAGAGACTTATACCATGGAGCCCGGTGTTCGTAAATTAAAGGAAACACTGTTTGACTTATTTGGTGAAATCAATTTGCAATTGTTAAACTATGAGAAGGCAAAGCCGGATACTCAGATTCAATTGCCCGTCGTTGTGAATATAGAAGATTTAGGAACAAAATACTTGAAGAAATACAGAAAGGTGCATAATATGTCTATTCACAAAGAACCTATGATTGGAACGATCAACGGTATGTGGGCAAACGCGCTTGGTAAGGGCGGCATTATACCAATCGAATCGCGATTTTTCCCATCATCCACGTTCTTGGAATTGAAATTAACCGGTATGCAGGGAGATGTGATGAAAGAAAGCATGAACGTAGCAAAAACAATTTCATGGTCGTTACTCCCCACAGAAAGGCAAGTTGAGTTGATAAAACAGTTTGAGGAAACCAAGAACCAAGGATTACATATTCATTGTCCCGAAGGTGCCGTTCCCAAGGATGGACCGTCTGCCGGTGGAGCAATTACACTTACATTATACAGTCTTCTCATGAATAAAAAGATAACAAACACAATTTCGATGACTGGCGAAATAAACCTGCAGGGGCGAATCACGGCAATCGGTGGTTTAGACTCAAAAATCATAGGTAGTATGCGCGCCGGTGTAAAAACAATATTATTTCCCAAGGAAAATCAGCGCGAATTTGATGAGTTCCATAAAAAATATAGCAGTGCATTGGATTTGTCTGATATGAAATTCCACAGCGTCGAAACCATTCATGACGCGATCAAGTTGGCCATCGAATAATATAAGTATCGGAATAAAATGTATAATCCCGGCATAATTTCGTTAATATATTAGTTTCTACTATTATATTAAATAGCATGAAGTTAAATCTTATTAGTATTTTCTACTTATTTTTCCGGTTTGCGCCGTTTATAATCGTATCCTATTTTGCACTGCAATCGATATTCAATCAGGATTTAAAGGGTGTAATCTATTTGATTGGGTTATTAATCGCGTCGGTAATAACTATGTTATTGGGCAATATAATACCCAATACAAGCGATGCGAGCGGCCCTCCGATCCAGTCTGCATTTGCAAAAGCCAAATGTAACCAGCTTACTATGGGTTCGGATGGACCGATATCAAAATTGCCGTTAAGTCAAACGGTATTTGGTTATACAATCGCATATCTGTCCTATTTTATTAATATTAATAACTTGGAAACGCAAAATATACCAACATTTATTTTATTTCCCATTTTAATATTGGCGGATATGATGTGGAATACGTCGAATGGGTGTTCAACCGGTATTTTATTGCTATGCGGGTTAATAATTGGTGGTATTATTGGTATATTGTGGGCAATGATTATTGATTCGACAGGTTCAACCAACCTATCCTATTTTAGTGGTATTAGCAATAAGGATGTTTGCTCTCGCCCATCAAAAAGTCTTTATAAATGCAGACCAGTCACAGGATCATCATCATCATCATCATCATCGTAGAATAATTGCACTGCATGAAGAAAGTGTCCCCGCATTGTCGAGATGACTGCAGAATAGTACTATACATAAATAAGTTATGTATAGGATTTACATTATGCATTAAAATGTCGCATATTCGATTTCATCCATGCTTTAAAATCATTTATCGTGCGCGTTCGATGAAACCCATCGGTGCCTGACCTCATACCGTACCCACGTTTTTCGTAATGATATAGAAAATTGCGAATGATATTTTCGGTATTCGCTCGACCATACACACTGTCTAAATCATTTAGCGGTAGGATTTCATAGCGTTTTTTTTGATTTACTACATTATGAAACCGCCAAACCATTTGTTTCAGGTCATCCTTTGTTTGTATAGCATCGAAATTCACGCCCTGCATATAACGTGTCGCATGATTTGCACAATCAGGGCAAGGCAAATTATTGCAAATCCGATAAATCATGGATAATAATTCTTTGCGAATTTGTGGAAAAGACTCGACCTTTACCTTTTCGGCCAATGTATGAAACAAATACCACGTGGGTTTCCCCCACAACATTGTTTTCGGTCGTGGTTCCGGTGCTGATTCCGGAACCGATGACTGTACTTTAGTCGCACCCGGTCTAAATCGGTTTCGACCCATTGGTTGTATCATGCTTATATTCGTTGTATTTTCCGGGTACATTGACCCATTGGTTTGCCGTTGATTTTGAAATAACATGATATGCCTTAATATATACTATGTAGTAAATAATAACCGGAATTCATATAAAAATATTGTGTGGTTGTTTATATATCAAACACATGGAAACAAAAGAACAATTAGTACAATCTATCAGGGAATGGGTAAAAATGGACAATGAGATGCGCACTCTAAAAAAAGAACTAAACGACCGTAAAAAGGCAAAAGAAGCGATTTCTGTAAATTTACTTTCTGTAATGAAACAAAACGCGATTGACGGGTTTGATATCAACGACGGGCGCATTGAATATACAACACGAAATGTAAAACGACCAATTACAAAAAAAATGCTGCTAAATATATTATCCCAGTATTACGAGGGAGATGAGGTAAAAGCGTCCAATGTGAATGAATATATATTAAGTAATCGCGGGGAAACCACAAAAGAAGTGATTGTTCGAAAAATGGACAAAAAATAAACAGTTGTATATGCGCGCGCATGTGCGTTAAATAATCCATTGGTTTATATTAGTCCAAAATCGGGTATGGTATATTGAGTACCGTTAAGTACATATTTTGCTATGATGCGAGGATTTTCGGTGGAAGCCATAACATCCTCTGTTTTATACACATTACCAAATTTATCCAAATAATAGACAATTCCGCGGATTTCCTGTGCGAAAACCTCCATTTGTTGATTTGGTAATATATTCGAATCAGTATCATTTACTAGACCATGAGGGGTCCCTTTAGAATGTGTCCCACAGAATTCACAGTCATCCTTTCTTCTGCGAGTGCATTGTTCCCCACTTGCGCGTTTTGCAACACAGCGATTCACTTCAGGAATGGAGTTCTTCACCCTCTTCCGCTTAATGAAGTCGTCGTGATCCAACGTCAAACGATTATAATCGTAAATAAACTCCATCAACTGGGCGTTTTTTTTCACATCGCCCATATTCAATTCCACCAGCTTATCGCGTATCCCATTTTTAAAGGTGGTGATATATTCCTCCAGTTTTACGTTGAGTCGTTTCTCCATATTGTATTATATTGTATATTGTGTTCAGATATACAATACAAATCAATTTTATCTAATAATAAAGAATTTTTTCGACCGTTATGGAAACACGATTAATCTAATTTCAGTGAATGCATAGCTAACACACATGAAACATTTATATTTTATGCGAATAGTTATTTATACGCAATATATAAATGTTTGTATTAATCGGTGCAATTTGTTGCTGTATTGGCGGTTGTATAGTATTCACCCAGTGTCGTCCGGATCACATTATTGAAACCGACGAGTATTGTGGTGATACCGCAGGCGTCATATTACCCCGCAATGGCTATTTTTTACCATCACATTTATCTGCATAATGATGATCTAACATCCATTTATTTACATGAAGATCATTCAAATATATATCCGCAACTATTCGGCCGTTTTTTTCAGCAGACACATTTTGCAGAATAACGATGTTATCGTATAATAAACTGTTTAACGCATCTCGCGAAAGGATTGCGGCGTGTTTTTCAAATGGGTTTGGAGTGTTAAATTTAGGGCTATCTATACCGCGCAAACAAACCGAGAACCGAAAAATTGAGACCATATGATGCGGCATTTGTGCTGAAATTATAATAGTGTGTCCATCACACACCTTTAGTACCTTCCCATATTTTATTTGTGGTACAAACGGGCTGGTATTTAAATATGTCGATCCAGATAATGCATGTTTTGTATGATCAATATCAGCCTCCATTGTACTTAAAGGATGCGGTGTGAAAAACAAATTACGAATACATGCTATACACTTATTCATATTGCAATTTATACAATATGAATACAAATTATTTTTATCAACGCAAAGGTTGCCGTTACACGAGTGAAATAATCAACAATGATTAATCGAGTATGATACTTGAACGCATCAGATTCGGATACGTTCGGATAAACGATCGCTTTTGGTAGGCAATCCAATATGATGACGGATATATCCGCCGGATTTCATTTTTCTCATTGCAATTACCAAATATCGGGCGCCCTTCTTTATACAAAACAGATATTTGTTTTTGCCGCCATTTTTCCTGACTTCCAATCGAGTTCATATTTATATAAAGTAAGTAGATATTTATACATGCTATTTTTACACCGAGGCACATTTGATTGCCTTTCAATTGATTTATCGCCAACGGTTGCCCATTCACATCTTGCGGAAGGCCTAATGGCGTTCCATTATAAATGTTCAAGGGTATATACGTACCTATAATTATTTTCTGTCCCAATATTCTTCGATCAGAATGGTTAAAATTCCTTGCAACAAGGCAAATGTAATCATTACTACTACTATTTTACTCCAATCTAAGGCAGATGGCGATGAGAATTCAATTTGATATCCGTTCTCTTGGTTTCTGCCGATATTATAATGAATATAATTTTCCACCATGTTTATGACGGCATATACTAAAAAAGATATAATGAATATGTGAAATGCTCGACCGTGGTAATAATGTCTTAATTTTCTAAACAAATAATACATATATTATTACACGGGAAAAATAAACATACAGAGTAATATCCATTCCGTTTTACTTGAACATCGCATATATGTCCTTGAACAGTTGTTGCGCTTCCACACATGTCTCCCGCAAATACTGACTCACAATTGGTTTATCTGTACTCTTGTTGAATGCAACACGAATCGTCGCGTCTGTATTATGTGGATGGAATTTCTTAAACCCACAAAAGCCTAGTGTCTTGTCTCCCACACAGTGTCTTTCGTACAATATATGTTCGATGACCTTACCCACCGTATAATCCTCTCCTTCAAGTATTACATCATAGCAATGTTCCATCGTAGTTTCGCTCACGAAAATCGGAACCATATTCGAATCAATTGCCTGTATAAAATCAATAAACTTATTCTGCAAAACAACGCAGGCTTTGCGAACTAATTCGCGATTCTCGTAAATACCAATTGTCTGAATCACAAAATCAAAACTATTGGGTACGAATTGCCGCTGTGCATCTAATAACCTAAAATTTTCCTTTTGAAATTTGATATCGTCCGCAGTTTCGCCCTCTGCGCGCAGCTTATTTTCATGTGCTTCCCAAACGGTTGAAGCCTTTGTCGCATCCATGGTATTCCCGTATGCGCATTTGGAAACCACATTATACATACTGTTTGTTTTTGCGGTACTAATCGAAAAGTCGGCGCTCAATTTTAATTGCTCGCCGTATATACCTTCACCCATCTTGGGTCTTAAGCGGGCAAAATCAATATACGATCGAGTAATTGAGTTCATTGGGAACAACTCGGGAAATAATGTATTCATTTCTGATTTCGACAAGAGTTTGTTTGTTGATTTATCACGCAGCATAAAATCGCCGCTCGTAACAAACATCATATTTTCACCGTCATTTTTTACATCCATTTCCAATGTATAATTACCGGGAAGAGCCTTGCCGTCATCATCGTCGCGCAATTTCCGTGTATGGATTGGTATGCAACTCAACCGTTGTTTCAAAATTTCATTATGCAACCGGCCGGTATTTATGTGAATATTACATTTGTTATTCTCATACGTGTCTGTTTCAATCACAACAATGGGAATATCCGATAGAATGGTTCGGCGAATCGCATTCGCAACACTCACATCCACGCCATGCAACGTAAAACGCAATAAATCACCTTCCTCGGAAATGTTATTTAGTTTAGGATTCATATTAATATATAAAACGAAATATACTCATTCTTTATTCCATTATGTTTAAATCAATTTTTAGCAATATAGTGAAGTCGGCAAAAACGCCTAAATATTTAGGTATCCTAAATATTTAGATTATAGCGGTGAATGTGCCCCCATTTAAATTCGTTCAACGGTTTAAGCCTCATTGGAAACCATCATCAATGCGAGCAAGACAAACATCAGAATCATCGGGAGAAGTAGAACGAACCAAGCAATACCGGGAGCACCTGAACGGCAGATCAGATTCAAGACCCATGTCCAGAATAAAATATAAATGGCCTTGATGATGAAAATCAAAGCGGTACTGGACACAGTGCAGGTATAAGAACCAAGGCAGTACTTATCGACATTGCCGATATTTTGGTAGAGCATCACTACCAGAGATATGGCGGAAACCACCAAATAGATGTACGAGGGGGTGCATAATTTGCGCAAGCCGCTTACAGACATTTTATATGTAATCATTAGAAATAAAATTCGCAATTTCCATGCCGCAAATAACTTATACCAGGCTGGACTGTACTCTACCAGAATCAAGGTAAGCGCCAACTGGATGTTTTACGGCATCGATTTCGTTAGTGATCCATTTCGCACCCATTGTTGTTCCAAACGCAAGAGGTGCATTTAAATTGTCGGTGGAGCCCAACAAAAAACTCGCCCCTCCCTTCATTCTTCGCCGTTTCGCGGAACGCTTTTTATTTGCGCGCTTTCCTGCGACCTGATATGGTAATCCTGTTTGCAATCGAGAATCGAACAATAATGGCGCTCTATCTGGTTGCACATCATACTTGTCCAGTACATATGTATATGCGGAAGAATCTCCAATAACCGAATTAAACGATACACCACCTTTGTATTTGCGAATCGTCTTGTTTGCGCATTTCTTGCGTCGCTTGCATGACTTTTTACGATGAACCTTTGTGGCGACCATAAATGAAAAAGTATAACATATAAGCATACTTTTTCATGGAGTGAATATTTAAATCTTCAATGGTGTAATATCAATTGGCGCAGGTTATTCAATATCAACGTGTGTAAGCATATGGCGACGGCAACATACATTAGTAAGACCCAAATTGTCTAAAACTGTTCCCTCTGCCGTTTTCTCAATACGTTCCTTGGTTAAATATACTACTTTTTCTACATCCACACCCCTTTGTATTTTTATTTTGCGAACTTCATCTTGATAAAACCGATACTTATCGGCCAGCACATTTCCACATGTAAAGCATTTCACCGGGATAATCATTGTATTCTGTAATATACCTATTTTTTTATATTGGTCAATAACTTCAATTTTATAGCAAGTTTTTTTATCACAATAGTACAAGAATGTCTGATTACGCAATATTTATTATAAGCCTCATTATCGTTGGACTGTTTGGGTTATATGATTTAGGTGTTATAAAACATTTAATGGTCGGAAAATGGATTCCGTCGGCGAGCATTCATATTTTTCGGATTATAATTGTTACAATCTGTATTTTTTCCTTTGTTCGGCTTATCGTCAAATATATCACCCCATATACTGCTAAATCATTGGAGGGTTATACTCCATCTACAACAACACCTGTACCTCCAACAAAAGCACCTGGATCATCCACAACTGCGCCGCCAACAAAAGCACCTGGATCATCCACAACTGCGCCGCCAACAAAAGCACCTGGATCGGATGGTATAATCGCAGGTGGATATGTAGCAAGTGCAACTGACCAGCACGGCGAATACTACGAAACTGACTATGCGGAACAACTCGATGTACCAGCAGCCAGCGAACAACAATTCAAAGTTGATAATTTATTAATAGAAGGGTCTCCTATATGGAGAGAGCCCGGTTCATTGAGATATCCAGGAACAGGTTATGTACCAAATTACGAGGATAGTGTTCATCTAAACAGTCAATTTCAGTCAAAGCCGGAACATCTATCAACCACTCCATATTTGAACGGCGGGTTTTGCAGCGCTCTCGCAAATACGCCACTGCAACTCGACGACAAATGTGGATCATTGCCTCGTGAAATATGCGCATCAACGGAGTGTTGCGTGTTGTTGGGCGGGCAAAAATGCGTGAAAGGAAATACGAATGGCCCCTTCTTCAAAGACAATTATAGCGATTTCCTAATACAAAACAAGGAATATTACTATTACCAAGGCAAATGCTTTGGGAACTGTCCGAATTAAAATGTATGTTCTTTCAATGGTCTAAACATGTTGATAAAATTGAATAAATATTGACCAATGTAATATTGTATTATAATCGTGTAAAATACAATATGCCCATTCTAAAAACCGTTGATTTTCCAAAATTGGGGGTGTCTGTCGATTTTCATATTGGTCAAAATGCGGCTGATAATTTCGATCTCATTGACGCCGCAGATCCCCATCATTTGTGGTTTCATGTCGCCGGGCAATCGTCATGTCATGTAATCGCCGCCATACCCAATACATTTGACCGAAAAGAAATTAGATATATTGTAAAACAGGGGGCAGTGCTATGCAAACAGCACTCAAGCTGCGCTAGCCAGAAAAATATATCAATCACATATGGCCGTGTATGCGACGTTCAAAAAACAGTTATAATCGGCACAGTAATTGTGCAAAACCTAAAAACAGTATGTATCTAAACATAGTCCCGCATTTTCGCATATTTTTATTTGTGTTATGATTTAGGCATTCATATTCTCCTGAAAATGTTTATTGTGACGGATGCATGTGTAATAACCCTTCGGTATAATATCCAGAGCCACCCATTCCAGATTCGGCAATACCTTCGTCTTCGTACCATTCACCTTCGTAGCTCATAAAATCGGTCGGCCATTCTGGTTCGTAATCGGGTTCATCAAATTCCGTCGAATTTAATTCGTCGAATAGTTCAAGCAATTCGTGAATACTCATATCCATACGAATGGCCAATTGTTCAACTTCCGTGTCTCCAATGATTTCCGGTGAGAAGTCCGGTTTTACGCCACCCTGAATGTTTTCCGCATCGGATGGCTGTGTAAATGTATCCATATTCATTTTAATTTGTTTGATTGGGTTGAGTTATACAATATAAAACCTTTCAATTTTGTATCATTTTTTATACATATATTATATAACATGTCGGCATATGAAGTATTTCAAAAATTGTTCAGTTATATTGGGTATTTTGCCCCAAGTTATTTATTTTTCCTATCCGTTTTTTTATTATTGCCTAACCGAATGGCTACCATTGTGTTAATCGTTGGTTATGCGGTAAATTTGGCGTTAAATGCTGGATTAAAATTTTGGGTACAAGAAGTCAGACCTTCGCAAAATCAACATTCATTCGCGCTCGATTTATCGGATGTATATGTCCAAGCAAGCGAGTTGGGAGTGCATGAATATGGTATGCCGTCCGGACACTCACAGGCCGTATGGTTTTTGACTACATATACCGCACTGGCCATAAAAAATAATTACATTACGGCTTTATACGCGAGTATATCGATATGTACAATGATACAGCGTGTGAAATACAAAAATCACACGATACAGCAAGTATTTGCGGGAATGATTGTCGGTATTTTGTTCGCATATGGGTTATACCGCACAGTGTTAATCATTTGATTGCGCAATAATTTTATACCCCTTGCTGGTTTTCTTACGAACCAGCATGGGAGCATTTGCCCCCTGTGCGTGATATTTATCGTGACACTCTTCGCAAACAGACATTAAATTCGCAGGATGATTTTTATGAAGAACCGATCCGTCATCCTGCTCAATAAACCCATTTTCATCCGCATTCATTTGTGGCTGTAAATGATGTATTTCGTCGCCCATTTCGCAGTCACACATTTCACATGCACCGCGAATTTTAGATGCATTATATTTGCTGACTGAATGAGACAATTCGCCCTTCGTGTCCGGGAAATATTTGTTGCGAATGTGGTAGGCCTTTGCGAGAAAGTCGTCGGATAAATGAAGCGATTTGCATACTTCCAATCCATACATGCGATTTCCAGGCCCATCTTGTAATTTGCGGTCATAAATCAATGCGTCGAATTCGCGGTCATAATGAACAGCCATATGTTTTAACGCCAACCGTTTCAACATTTGCACTTCATCGTAATGTACAATTTCATGAAAATGTGTGGCGAATAAATGTGATGATTTCTTAGCATGCATATTAATCAACCCTGCGACAAATATGCTCAATGCGGATTCCGTTTCCGTTCCAGAACACAATTCATCGCCCAAGATTAAACTGTTTTCGTCCGCCATTTTCAAAATCACTCGCAGTTCCGACATTTCCACAGCAAATGTGGAGAGACCTTTAAACAAATTATCGTTACCTAAAATGCGCGAAAAGATGGCCGAATATGGCTTATATTGAAATTGACTGCAAGGTACATATAGCCCGGCCTGCGCCATAATAATAGAAATGCCTAAAGCTCGGATAAAACTCGTCTTGCCTACGGCATTTGTTCCGTATAATAAAATACCGTCGGGTGCGCCATTGCCTAAATTCACGTCGTTCGAAACATACAGTTCATTTGTTTGAATATGTTCAATCAGAACATGCCGCAGTGCTTTCGCATCAACAAACGCTTTGGGTGCGTCTTCGACGATTCTTGGACAACAATATCTATATTCTTTCGCAATGTAAGCCTTGTTCGTTAAAACGTCAATCTTTGCTAAATAAGTAGCAATATATTCCAAATCAGCGTAGTGTGTGTTTTCTAATAATTCCAATGCTTCAAAATACGCCTTTGAAATTAATTTGTTCATATAATCACGTTGGTGAAGCAAATCGCGGCAAATTTTGGTCAATAATGGGAATTCGATTTCGTCGCAACTACCCGACGCCGGTAAAAGTTTCACTTCGTTCCACAGCGCACCCTCGATATCATGCATCTGGCTTACACCCATGTTTTTCACAATCGTTTTTAACAGTAAGCCGCGCTTCTTGGTGATCTGCAAAGAGAGACCCGACTTTTCGGTTGTGTGAATTTTCACATAATCAGTATCCGAATGGATTGTATTGTCGTGAGAACGAATAATATTATTTAGCACCTCGTGAATTTTATGAAAGGTTGATTCGTTGCGTGCATAGCTTTCAATAACATCGTCCAACTCTTTGCAAAACCCGGCTTTAATTACACTATCATCGAACGACGTCATACTATTTATACCCTTGCATCTTTCAATCCAAAAGTGCTTGTCCAAGAATCCCAACACACAAAGACAGGTGTTTGATATTCGGTCGCATTTATTATCCAAATAGGAGACCATTTTTGGGGTTTCGTCCAAACATATACGCATTTGCTGTGCAGTTTGTATTGATTGATATAAATAGTAAATCGACGATGGGTATATTTTTCGCAAAACGATTTGCCTACATAATTTTTCAATGTCGCGCACCTGGCCAAGAAGCTTTCGGAACGCGGGAATCATATGCGCCGTGTCTTCGTGTAGCATCAATTCCGTTGTCGAATATTCTTGATTTAACCAATTTATATCCGTCGTTGGACATACTAATTGCGAATAAAACATGCGGCGCCCCATCGGAGAAGAGCACTTATTTAAAAACGAATTTACAGAGGACAAATGTCCGTGTTGGTGACCATCCGTCGAAGGGTCGTCCAAGATATTCAATTGTTTCAATGTATGATTCGCCAAAATAACCTCGGAATTAGTATGAAATTCCGGGATCGATATATTCTTCACCAAATTTGGATTGTGTTCTTGGACAAAATCCAGCAAATAGCAAAATGCTTGAGTTGCGGTTGGATATGTTTGAAACTCAGCACATGTATTTAGCGCGTCCTCTCCGTAAAACTTGGACAATATGTGTGAAATATATTTTTGCTGGGTGCAATGTTCTGCCGTTTTAGATTCGCGCGAATCTACATTGTGTATTGTTGTCGATTTTATTCCTGAATATTGGTACAGTTGATTTCGTTGCATTTCATCAAATGGCGAAATTAAAATTACTTCACTTGGAGAATGTGTGGTAATAATCCGTTCCAGTTCATCAAATGTGGTCGGTTGAATTACAAATGGTTGTTGAAATTCGCCTATATATGATTTTCCAGTAAATGTATTTGCGATGGCTATTCCACACGATAGATTATCACGAGTCTTGGACGCGCCATGAACCAAGCCGCGAGCTTGGACAACTGGTTTATAAATATCGATCCAAATACACGCAATATTATTAGTCATCTGACGTAAATTATCGGTTTCGTATGATACATATGTGCCGGCAGAATGAACACTGTCCAAGACGCGGGAGATATTTTTCCCATCTTTAACCTGTACATATACAACAGCTGTGAAACTGTTTTCCGTAAGACGTAACAAATATTTGTCCAAAGTATAATCGCGAAATCCTGCCATATATACTTGGCGACCTTCGTATGCGATCTTCTTCTCTGAAACATTCAAATTGCACACTTGAGAAAACTCGGTAATAAGTGTGTCTTGTATTATATTCGTGGTCGGGCATCGAAACCCATATACCTCAAAAAAGGCTCCAACTTGTAAAAGTACAATTGTCGAATGGCCATATTTTTCCTGATATTGTTTGGTCAATTGGATATATTCACCATATATGGAAATATTTTCAGAAGCCATGATTTACGTTATTAATTCAAATATAATATTTATATACATTTGAATTATTCACAACAAAATTGATTGCTTTTTTATATGAGGGTAATATAATTATACCAAAATAATTATAATATGGCTTCACCGATTCAACCGACACCCATTAAACATATTTATACGATAGACGATTCGGAATATGGTCAATTTTGCGATATAGATGATACAGATATTATCATGCCGTCGCGCATAGACAAATATAGATATAAAATGACTACAATAGAAGAAAGTTGGTCGGCACATTCACGCGATTCATTAGACGATTTATATATAAGCCAATCGCTATCATTCGATAAGAACATCGATGTTTCAAATACAACGAAATACTACATTTGTAATATATTAGTTTCATCACTACTATGTAGTGGTATCATAGTATTAAAATATTATATCATGTAATTATGCCTGGCGTTTGAACTTTTGAATGCACTCCCAAATCTTTGCCGATTCGCGAAGATCGAACGCACCCCTCTTATTCGCCAAATTCACAAAATGAACTAGCACATTTAGCGCAACATTTTCATTTGCGATTTCAACATCCAAGATATTACTCTTTTTCTCGTCATCATGTGCAACCTCCACGGAAGACTCATGTGCAACCTCCACGGAAGACTCATTTGAAGACTCAGGTGCAACCTCATTGGAAGACTCATGTGCAACCTCCACGGAAGACTCAACGGAAGACTCATGTGCAACCTCCACGGAAGACTCAACGGAAGACTCATGTGCAACCTCCACGGAAGACTCATGTGCAACCTCCTCAGAAGACTCGTGTGCAACCTCCTCAGAAGACTCGTGTGCAACCTCATTGGAAGACTCAGGTGCAACCTCCTCGGAAGACTCGTGTGCAACCTCCACGGAAGACTCATGTGCAACCTCATTGGAAGACTCATGTGCAACCTCATCGGAAGACTCATGTGCAACCTCATCGGAAGACTCGTGTGCAACCTCCTCAGAAGACTCAGGTGCAACCTCCTCAGAAGACTCATGTGCAACCTCATCAGAAGACTCATGTGCAACCTCCTCGGAAGACTCATGTGCAACCTCCTCAGAAGACTCATGTGCAACCTCCTCAGAAGACTCATGTGCAACCTCCTCAGAAGACTCATGTGCAACCTCATCAGAAGACTCATGTGCAGACTCAGGTGCAACCTCATCGGAAGACTCATGTGCAGACTCAGGTGCAACCTCAACAGACTCGTGCGAAACCTCATCCCAGTGCGATTCATCTTCACCGTCAGAAGCCTCATTGAAACAATTATTCCACTGCGATATATCCTGTGCAGCGGACCCATCTGACGAAGCATTATCATCGTTATATGCTAGATCTTCTTCAAACATTGCGCCTTCAATTTCCGTTTCCGATTCAGATGAAGAATCCATTATAATATAAAGCAATATACTTATTACATTTAAACCGTTTTCATTATTTAGTTATTATTTTGACTATTCGTGTCGTGAAAAAAATTATAAAGTAAATTGTCCGGATTATGATTATTAATTTCACCGCACATTAGCATCGCAGTTTCATGCATTTTTCGTAAAACCTCGTTGGGAGCAGACGACCCGACTTTAATGAACCCATGTTTTACTAAATATCTACGAACGTCTTCAATGGGTGTTTGTTTCATTAATTGAGCATTGGTCGTCGTGATGTTACGAAGAGTTTTATTTGAAATAAGAACGCTAACTACCGGCTTCGTAGCACATCTCCCTACTTTATACGTTCGTCGAACGACCCTTTTTTGTTTTGGATAATACATTTGGGGCTTATTTTTATTGTCTAATTGCGTCGTCATTGCCTGTATTTCACGAATTCTCGACGACGAAGATGCATTCATAATTGGCGTAGAATTATTATACATATCTTGGTTGATTTGAGGATTATGATCAATTACGTCAATTCGTGAAGTACCAGGTGGATCCGCACGCTGAGTTACATTTCTCCACGATCGAAATGTGGGCAGCGAACCATTTTTTAAACACCCCCATGTTGGCGATGATTGATATTTGGGAGGAGATAAATGCACCGCACATTGATCAATCGATTGTGATGGTATATGGTATTCATTATTTAATACATCCGATGGGAAATCCAAACTAACATTTTCGTTTGTAGCCATCCGATTTCGCATAGTATGATTAGTTGCACCATGCGTCTTGATATTAGCGGCTTCCAATGATTGTAAATACTGTAACGATTTATCAAAATCACTTTCAAATCCAGTCGTAGCATTCTCATGTTTATTTTCAGATTGTATATGGTCATCTTCTGCAATCAACTTCTTATAATTTTTATCTTGTTGTTCGCGTATAAATCGTAACACGTGATTTCGGCGCAAATTTTGTTGTTTCCGCCGTTCTTTTACCGGGGGGCGAACTTTAATTTCATCGTCTGGTTTGGGTTCGCGTCGGTTTCGGGCGGTTTTTGATCCGGACGGTTTAAATAAATCATGATTAATAGTAATAGTTTTATTCATAAAATAGTTTAGTTATTAGTTTAAACTATTTTATTTTCAAAAAATAGACCAATGACCATTATACATATAACCCCATGATTTCAACATGTTTTTCTTTTTTGGTAGAATGTGCCCTAAAACTAACCAGCCCGGCATGAATATCATTCATATCGATTTGTTTTCGGAAAGATGCGTCTTTTCCATATACGCGACGCCCATGCGAAATTTTCGTATAAGAAAACAACAATTCCACATCTCGACCAAAATGCTTAAAATTATCATGATTTTTCGAAAACCACTTTTCTAAAATGGGTATTTCAACGGAACATGTCCATTGATTGTCCGCAAACTTTTTCAAAAATATTTGCATTAATTCCTTATGTGTATAAGGATCAATTGTGAATCGCCATATAAATCGAGACTCCATTCCAGGGTTTGCCTTAAAAAATGTACTGTTCAACTCTTTTTCATATCCAGCGACAATTACCATAAGTTCTCCCTTATGACTACTTAACGCCTCACACAATGTATCAATGCATTCGCGGGAAAAACTATCCCCCTCATAATCATTCGCCAAAGAATATGCTTCATCAATAAATAAACACCCCCCCAGACATTCATCAATCACCTTCTTTGTTTTAATCGCAGTTTGGCCTAAATATCCGGCAACTAAATCGCTTCGCGTGACCTTCTTGAATACACGTTTATTCAAGACCCCAATTTTAGAATACATCTTGCCCAACAAAATCGCAATTTCCGTCTTACCTGTTCCGGGTGGCCCACACAATACCGTATGCATAAAATCCGGATCCTTCCCGCCGTGCAAGTTTTGAACAAAATACAATATCTGGTCCAGAATATCATCCTTGAATTTGGTCAAACCGATCATTTGATCCAGCGCCAATAGTTCGTCCTTAATTTGCATTAGCGCCTTTAAATCGATATTATATTCAGTATTCTCGCAATATTCATTTTCCTGAATAATTTTCAAAATGTCCTTAAACCCTTTGATCTCCACATCAATGTGTTTTTTTTGCGTAATTTCAACCTTGGGTGCAGCAATTCCTGTGCAACAAGGCTGGTTGGGGGGCTTTACATCGAAGAAGCCCCCTGCAATTTCAAGTTTGTTTTGACCTATTGGACGTGTGGGTTCGATCATCGGAAAAATACCAGGAAACCACTCCTTAGTCACATCAGGTGTAAATGTATTCATCCAAATCGAGTTTACGGGAGGCGGTTTTACGGGTAAACTTGGCCAATTACACGTTTCCGGTGAAAATAGTGCAGGAATATGGGTATAACCGCTAAACTCTGGAGAGCCATAATTGTTTGCCGTAAAATGATAGTCGGATGCTCGTAAAATATTCATTATTTCGAATATATTCGAATCTACATGCGCGTTTCGTTGATCCAATACATCGACAAATTTTTTAGTATTCATCTAATTGGGTACACTATTAACACAGTGTTTAATACGTTTTCACCCATTACGTTTTGAACCGCAGTTTAAGGTGTAGTACAGTAAAAGTGAAAATGATATAGAAAATTGATTCATAATTTATGTTAATAACTACCCACAATCTTTCATATTTATAATGTCTTCAATTTCTTGCGAAGCAGCCTCTCATTCGGCTTCATACAGTCGAACAGAACTTTATAGTGTCCCGGATGCTCCACTACCGCGCGGTAAAGCGGTTCGTATTCGCAAACCCAAAGCGATCATATCGGCGGAGTCGTATGTAGAGCAAGCGGCAATGAATATTGCCGAAGAAATAAAAAACATAGCCGAACCGGTTGTCGATACGGAAGTGCTATCTCATCTTGGAACTTATACGGAAGAACCGTATAGCATTGTAGAATCGTATTTTGAGGGGCAACATTTGGACCGTTTGGTACGCCATCAAATTGAGTCCTATAATCATTTCATTAATTACCAAATTCAGCGGACGATTCAAATGTTCAATGCGGTAAATATTCGATCGGAAAACGACTTTGTTGCCGAGCACAATAAATATTTGTTGGAGGCAGATGTGTCCTTTCAAAATTTTAAATTGTATCCGCCTCAAATACACGAAAACAACGGTGCGACCAAAATGATGTTGCCTGATGAAGCCAAATTGCGCAATTTCACATATGCTTCGACGATGACCGTGGATGTGAATATCGTATATACCGTTCGCAACACGGCGGAAATGGACACGCCTAAAATCATTCGCCGAACTTTGCCGAAAATCAATATTGGGAAAATGCCCATTATGTTAAAATCGTCGGTTTGTGTATTGTCGCAACACAAACACATTCATCCATCTTTTACGGGCGAATGCGAAATGGATTGTGGCGGATATTTCATCGTAAAGGGATCCGAGAAGACGGTATTGGGTCAGGAACGTGCTGCGGAGAATCGCGTATATTGCTTTGACGGTAAAAACACGACAAAATGGACATGGTATGCCGAAATCAAGTCCGTGCCCGATTTTAAATGTATTTCTCCAAAGCAAATTGAAATGATGGTCTCCAGCAAAAACAATGGTTTCGGATATGGATTGTATATTCAAATACCGCGTATTAAGCAGCCGATCGAACTGTTCGCATTATTCCGTGCATTGGGTGTAATCAGCGACAAGGAAATCTGCGAGTATATATTGCTCGATTTGACTGACGCGAAACAGTCTGAGCTAAAGGATTGCTTGCAGGCATCTGTGATTGACGCGAACAAATATATGACGAAGGAAGATGCACTAAAGCACATTACAGCATATGTCGCATATACGCCAATGAATATGGACAAGGAAACGGGACAGCGCAAAAAGCACGAGTTCGCAGTAGAAGTCTTGAGCAATGATCTATTCCCACATTGCACCACACAGTCGCAAAAGTTGTATTTGTTGGGTTATATGGCGAAGAAACTGCTCCAGACAAGTTTGGGGTGGATTCCGCCGAGTGACCGAGATTCATATTTAAACAAGCGCATTGAATTAACGGGAACGTTGCTAAACAATCTCTTCCGCAACTACTTTAATAAATTGGTAAAAGAGATGCAAAAACAAGTTATCCGTGAAATTAACAATGGGTCGTGGCGTTCTTCCGAGGATTACGAGAATATTATCAACATGACGAATATTTACAAAATTGTAAAATCGACAACAATTGAAAATGGTATTTCACGCGCACTATCGACTGGCGATTTCAGTATTAAACAATCAAACAGTAGTAAAGTGGGTGTCGCACAGGTTCTAAATCGCCTGACGTATGTCGCGAGTTTGAGTCATTTGCGCAGAATCAACACACCACTTGAAAAGAGTGGGGAACTGATTGCGCCGCGCAAATTGCACAATACAACCTGGGGGTTTCTATGTCCTGCTGAAACGCCAGAGGGTCAATCCATTGGTATTGTAAAGAACATTAGTTATATGGCGCATTTGACTATTCCCACAAACAGTTCATCGCTTTACGATTATGTATTACCCCACGTGATTCGCGTAGATGATGCTAAACCCGCCGATTTGTATCAGAAGACAAAGGTGTTTATTAACGGTGCGTGGGTAGGTGTTACAAACACGCCCGTCGAATTTTATGAATATATGAAAAATAAAAAGTATCGTGGTATCATTAACATATATACATCGATTGTATTTGATTATAAGACGCTGGAGATTCGTATATGTAACGACGGGGGGCGTATTACCCGCCCGGTATTGCGCGTGCGCGATAATAAGGCATTGATAACGCAGGATATCATTGCACAATTAAATGCGAAAGAGCTTGCTTGGAACGATTTGTTAACCAGTTGCAAATTGGATGAATCTGTGATTGAATATATCGACCCAGAAGAGCAGAATTATGCGACAATTGCAATGAAGGCAAAAGATACCTATTTGCAAGGCGGTGCGACAATAACCTACACACATTGTGAAATTCATCCGAGTACCATATTCGGCGTTCTAGCGTCCTGCATTCCATATCCAGAGCATAACCAAGCACCGAGAAATACATATCAGTGTGCGATGGGTAAGCAAGCCATGGGTGTCTATGCGACCAACTACGACAAGCGTATGGATAAGACGGCCTATGTATTAACGTACCCGTCGCGTCCGTTAGTCGATACGCGTGTGATGAATTTCATCAAGTTGAACAAGATCCCTTCCGGGACACAAATTCACGTAGCGATTATGTCGCACACTGGATATAATCAGGAAGATAGTGTGTTGATTAACAAAGGTTCGATTGACCGCGGCCTCTTCTCTGCTACGATTTATCATACAGAGAAGGACGAGGATAAGAATATTATTCGCGATGAGATTATTCGTTGCAAGCCGGACCCGGCAAAAACAAAGGGGGTCAAATTCGGCAATTACGACAAACTCAATGCGCACGGATTTATTCCGGAAAATTCATTGGTCGCAAACCGCGATGTTATTATTGCGAAGATTGTTCCAATTAAAGAGAATCGCAATGACCCGACAAAAACGGTCAAATACGAAGACCAAAGCAAGACGTTCCGCACTACCGAGGAGACCTATATTGATAAAAATTATACCGGACGCAATGGCGACGGGTACAATTTTGCAAAGGTCCGTATTCGGACACATAGGAAGCCGGTATTGGGCGATAAGGTCTCCTCTCGGCATGGGCAAAAGGGTACTGTTGGTAACATTATTCCCGAATGCGATATGCCCTTCAGCAAGGATGGTATTCGTCCGGATATCATTATCAATCCGCATGCGATTCCATCCAGAATGACCATTGGACAATTAAAGGAAACCCTATTGGGAAAGGTGTTGCTTGAACTGGGGATGTTTGGCGACGGTACCAGTTTCGGCAACCTGGATATCAAAACCATTTCGGCAGAACTGCAAAAGGTTGGGTATGAGAGTTACGGGAACGAGGTGTTATATAATGGTCTCACTGGAGAACAACTGGAGACGAACATATTCATTGGACCCGTATTCTATCAGAGACTGAAACACATGGTTAATGATAAGCAACACAGTCGCGCAATCGGCCCAATGGTGAATCTAACAAGACAACCCGCCGAAGGAAGAAGCCGCGACGGTGGTTTCCGCATTGGTGAAATGGAGCGTGATGTGATGTTGTCTCACGGCATTTCCCGATTCTGCAGAGAACGGTTATATGATGCATCCGACAAATATAGTATTCACGTATGTCGGAAATGTGGTATGACTGCCTCATATAACGACGGTGCGAATAAATCCTTTGTAAAGGATGATTATTCAGTTCATTTATGCAAGACATGCGATAATACAACCGATTTCGCAAAAGTAGAGGTCCCATATGCATACAAATTAATGTCTCAAGAATTGCAGACAATCAACGTTGTCGCACGATTGATTACTGATTAAACTATTAAATCTCAGTCCAGTTGCGCATTAGATAAAATGCTCGACACTATAATATTGTGTATATCAAACACAATATTATTTTTTATTACATATCTTGTTTTTTGTAGTAGTTAAGTTCCCGTTCAAGTTGTTCCTGTACGATATGTTCCTTACGTTTTATCGCAAACTCGGTTTCGCCGTGAAACTCGGATGCGAGTTTTCCTGCCCCCTTTTTTAAATAAGGGCGTGGTGGCTTACCGGCATGTTTGTTAGAAATACGTTTTCCTTCACCTTTGCGCAAGAATTTATGTGGAGCCTTGTCTGATTTGAAATCCATAATATATAGTGGATATTCATTTAAAAAAATACAAAAATTATACTGCACCTTCGGAGTCATCTGAATTCTCAAGCAGATCCAAAAAATCGTCTTCATCTGTACTCACATCCTCATTATTCGCCACGCGATTCATCGTGAGCGTTAGCGTTTCCAACAATTCTTGAATGCGCTGCGTTGAATTCATCGTCGTTTCATATTGTACATCGTCTTGGTCCGCATTCACATCATCATCATCATCCGCATCCTCGCTGTCGCTATCTTCATCCGCGTTATTAAAATTCAATTCTCGAAATGGAGTATATGTAGTCACAAAACTCTCGGTATATCTGCGAATGCGACTGCGGCTACGAATCATTATTTTTCGACCAAAGCACGGGTTTGCTTCTATAAATAGAGACACGTTACTTTTTAACCGTAAAAACAATTTTCGACTATCCACGTTTTTATATAACGAGTATTGTGAGATAAAATAGTCTTTTAAAAATGGTCGCATTGCTTCCAGAAATATATTATTTGGGAAAGATTCGTCCATTATTAATTTTTTATGCAATTTTAAGTGCTTCAACATAGATTCAACCCAATCAATCAGGTCCGCCGTGTCGCCGTTATCTACATAATCTATTATATATTCATGTCGTATAACTGCCTCGTTTTTTTTCAAGAAATGGTCTATATTAAATTCCGACAAATAATACAATTGCAGCAATGTTGGTATGCGATAGTTTGACTTTCGAACGGCAAAATATATTTCGTATAAAATATTTGTAGCAAATTCAATATTTGTATATGGATTCTTGGGGACCAGGGGTGTCGCAAAAAAATTGTTCACGTATATTAATGCCGATTTGCATATGTTTATCAAATCGGACAATTTGAACATATATTTCGACCCATCTTGATAAATAATCATCGAATTCGCACTATGTTCGTTAATCGGATTCAAAGACAAATCGCAATCAATGCGTATTTTCGAACGTTTCACGCGCCATAAATACGCAAATCGGGATATACCAAAATAGGTTCGTTGGGTTTTTTCAAATATATTATTGACTACAGTCAATGAATTAAACGTCAGAAACGGGTTTTTACATAATCGGCCAAGCAATTGATATTTTAATTCGCTATAAAATGGAATGTCTCGATTATATTTGCGCAAGCCAACATATTGAGTATATTCAGCAACGAAGTGATGCATATTGATGTATTCCGGGGGATAACTATTCTGATTCACATATTTATATATGTGTCCCCAGTGTTCAAAATTATATTCACACGGCCCGTCATATTTAATGACTTTATACATACATTGTACCCACGTGAGCATTTTATTATTTTCGTTATGTATTGATGTGTATATATATTTATATGATTCTGATAATATATATAATCGAATGGTCAATATGTGTTGTTGTTGAAGAATATTTTGCACCAATTATTACGGATTTGTCCGATTTTAAACCTTCGAAGAATTATCGAGAGAAATATTTTTATTCTTTAACTCGTTTTTTGTAACTGCATATTGACCGCATGAACCACAATGGTCTTCGTTAGATAATCCGACCTTGTTATTTAATTTTAGATCACAATATTCCAAATTCCATCTACCCAATGGTTTCGGTAGTTCTTTTCGTAAGTAATTGTGGGTCCCAATAAACCAACACTACCCATTTCCTTCATTATATTCTTATCAAATTTTTCATTTCTGAATGATGAAACCACACTCGGTAATAAATATTCTTTTGAAAAATTATATGCTACATATCTAACCGATTTTTCGTCATCCGTTAATTGGGTTTCTAATAAAAATGGGTCCTTATAATTAAAAATGCTTCTCGTAATAGAATGAATAACATTCGTAGCCTTTTTTAAATTAGATCGAATCATCATATGAGAAATATCAATATATCAATATATGGTTTAAATTGTTTATTATATAATATAAAAAGGTGCGCTTTTTTCGGGAACACGCCGGAAAAACAAATGTTGTATAAATCTACTATTTTTGTTACCATAATCAATATCAATACATTCATAAAATTTGTAATATGCATTTTACCCGATATATATAAGCAATAAATGGGAAAAACATATATATTCGGTTACGGTTCATTAGTCAATAACTATTCATTCTTATCATCCGTTGGTGGTATTACGGGGTTCAATGAAACGCAAATGGATTCTTTGGAAAATGTATTCTGTTTCGGAGTTTCGAAAAGAAACGGCGAATCAAACAATATGAAAAAGGAAACCGTGTTTTGTCGAATCGCCGATATTCAACGTGGATGGTACATCCATGATATAAAACGAGGCGGGCTTGCTAAATATCCAACATACTTGGGTGCATATGAGAAATTCGGCAGCACATGCAATGGTATTTTAATCGAGGTTGACGAAGAAGAGTTGGCTTGTTTGGTCGAGCGCGAAAAGGGATATAACAAGGTCCAAATTGATCCAAAACGGATTACAATATTGCATGGCTCTATGCCCGCAGCAGCAGATGCGAAAGTATATTATTTTGAAGTACCCCATGCTGCTTTGTGCAAACCCACATCAAAACACCCGATCGTGCAGTCTTACGTCGATTTATGTATGAAGGGTTTTATCCAAATCGACGAAATATTAGGTACATCTAATTACAAACATACGCGAGAATTCATTCAAACCACCAAGTGCTGGAATAAACACTGGGTCAATGACCGACTACATCCGTATCGCCCATTTGTATTTCTAAATAAATCGGCCATAATCAATAAAATATTATCGAAAACAATCCCCATGCATATTTTGCATAATATACAATCCGTTAAACACTATTGAATTTGCAGTTATTTCTTGATATATTTATGTAGCTACACCATATAAATATAAATATCCACACAAAGAACCCATGTCTGAATTGGATCCCGCTCTAACAAATCAACATCTTCAATATAATCCAAACATACTTGACCCGATTATCGTACCGGCAAAACCGCCTCCGGCAAATCCATCGAATGTGGCCATCGAGGACTCCTACGAAATCAATGATATACGAACACCTGCCGATTTCAAAGGCATTTCATTTTCCAAATACAAAAAAACGGAAGTACGTAAAGCATTTACGGAAGCAATGAAAAAGGGTAAAATCGAGCCGGCATGTCACTGGTCGGCGGAACTGATTTGCGCAGGGCATTTCGCTGATCTTTGGGAAACTATTTTACATTATACTGCAAAACATATCCATTTAGGCAATCCGAAAGTGGCTATTTATTTGGAAATGAGATACAATGTATTTCGCAACATTATGAGCCAAGGACATTGTGTAAGCGAATTGGATGTCCGAAACGACATGAAAATCCGCCAATTATTTGCTGAAATTATTTGCACATTATCATTGTCTGTGAAAAAACCGAGCATAGAGCCCGTGAAAATAAATCGCGTAGAGGAGTTTGATATGACTCAAATGACTGAACGGTTAAAGGCGAATTCCATGGATTTTGCACAAGCGATTTTCCAGCCCAAAGATCCCAAGGAATTGTTTATCGCAATCAATGAATTTGCCTATTGTCTGAGCCCCAATGTTCGCAATATGATGTCGGCGTGTTATTGGTTGGAATGGATTATTGAGTTTGAAGCGATTTGTAAAAAACGCAAGGACCCCATATTTTGTGTTCGCCGATCGCAACATCCTGTGGATACCAAATCGCAATGCGACGTTATATGGCTGGTATGGGATGCGATTTTATTGCAATCAAAACAGCAAAAAAATTCGCTAATAACCAAAACACACGATGCATTGGCCCGACTATTTTGCATCAAATATACGACCGCTGCATGTAAAAAACGGCGGTATTTGTTATATTATGCGATCAGTCTATTAACCGAAAACGCTTCGATGAACACGGAAATTCTGCCGGACCGCGCACTATTGCAAAATGTGGTGTCTAAAATTAACGAAATATATAAACAGATTAAGAAAAACGAGGAGGCACCAAAAACCGAATATTTATTCCACGGCTTGGACAAAAAACGCGCTTTAGAAAAATCGCTCAAGCAAATGGAATTAATTGGTCAAATTGAACAAACTCGGGTGCAAAAACCAACCTCATAAAAAATAAATGGTAGAACCTCGGTGTATTAACATGTATGCAAAAAACCGCTCATATGCATGTTCAATCATCGCATCGCGCAAAGCAAAACTCTGGGATTGGTGTTTGATACAATGTAGCAAATTTCCTGACAGACCATTTGACCTCCCTTTTTGTATATAATGGCTATGTAATCTTGTTTTATTAAACGGCGTTGTTCCGATAAATGGTTTATTCGCATGAAAATACCACACCCAGTCAAACGAGTCTGTGCCGTTCAACGCGTTGTAAATATTGTCCATTCTTTTCGTCATAAATATGGATTCTAGTAATTCAAAACGCATCCAAAACATGGTGCCCGAAACGTATGGAGTTTTAGCAAGCAAACCTGGTTCTACTTGTAAATATTGTCTCAGTAACATTTGCAAATAAGTGGTATTTCGGTCAAAATCTGCTTTGTTATCTAGACACTTTCCGGATAAAGCTCCAATACATCCAATATTCTGATTCTTATCCAGCAAGCGAATACATTTCATGATTTGCACAGTTGAACCGGCAATAGGTTCAAGAAGTCCTTTTCGCAATGTGGGATCTGTCTTTGTGTGCAGTTTTAGCACATAATCGTATTTTAAACCGCGATGTTTTACAATATCTAATATGTGAAAAAAACTGCCTATATCAAACCCGTAGTTTTCCGATATTACAATATTTTCGTCAGGGAAAACATTGCGAATATATTCTATCTGTTCCGTTGAAATACTATCTATTATATTGAAATACACGTCCAAATTATATTCTATATCCCGAAGATCAATCACGTTATTTATATTATCAATCATATCAATAAAAACTTCCATATCCCCGACGTGGACAATAAGTAAAACCGTTTTCATACTAGGGTCTTTTTCCGGAAGTGGTTCTATATCCACGTGCCGAATGCGTTTTTTGTAAATAGCATTCTGTTCCCACAATTGACTATAATGCAAATTAGTTTGATTTGTGACTTGTTCGGCTCTATATTGGTCATATACCTTTAATATGGGGTATTTTTTGTAAAAGATTTGATTATCGTTATAAAACAGTTCTATATCATATATTTTGTCTATATAGGCATTCAGATCATTTTGAAAATATATTTGTCCAAGTAATCCCGGGCCAGTGGGATACAGCGCATTCCATCCATAATTGTTTGTTTCTACGTTTTCAATTATGGCCTGAATACATTCGTACAGGATCGGATTGTTGGGGGGTGTTACAATACATGCGGTGTATATACCATACTGATTTTCCGACCAATTATCGATATTATCTAATACAAAATGTTGATGTGTGCATAAATCGGCCAATTTAAAATTTCCGACACATCCATATTTAATATCCAAATAAATTCCGCCGTATTTATACAATATGCAAAACCGCCAAAGATCAGACTTGTACGATGACGGAACTAATTTGTCGTATGCATTCACTATTGTAGAATCAAAATGCTCTACGATAAAGGACCTACACGAGTCGTCATCATACAAATGAAACTGCAACTCCAAATTTTGCGATTGTAATTGTGCATAATTTTCGGCCATAATCGGTGGTAAATTTTGCGTATGCCAATGCGAATAGCAATCGAACGGGATTACTTGTTGAGAATTATTCGGACGCGGCTGTAACATTTCAACGTGTGGTAAAATAGATTTTCGTAAATTCGCATCAATATATTTCTGGATTTTATTTAGCGTTGGATATTTATTATATGATTTCATTCTCTCATTATAATCGCTTGTTCGTTCGGTTGCCTGTATCAAATTATACCCAATGGACTCTTTATCTATACTCGTCCCGCTCTTATATTCTGTTCGTTGTATTATTTGCGTTTGTATCGGCATATTCGCATTATGTGTGCGGTGCCTCCGCATTAGCATCTGTATATAATTAAGTTACTATATACGGATTTTTTATTTCATGTAATCAACCATAACTGTCTAAAAAAACGATCCAAATGATCCACCCAATACACTATTCGCCGCTTGCGGGCCGCCCATTTGCAAATCGTTTAATGACGTAGTTCCGACGGAGCCAGATCCGCCTCCTCCTCCACCACCACTTGGTTTTGACGTCATTATCGGGGGCGGAGGAAAAGCGTCTATATTATTCATCGGAGCCATGTCGTAATAATCCGCTTGGCTAACTACGTGATTCGACTGCTGCTTTTTACTCACACGAACATCGTCACTTGGCCCATTCCACATTTCATAGGCTCTATCTGCTAAAATATTCACCTTTATGCCCAATTTTGTTTGAATGCTCAAAACCACGATCAAAAATGTTAAGATTACATTGGTCAAAGTCAGGTTCTCGTATTTAAATCCACTGTAGGTCGGGAGGTAGGTAATCATGCGATGAATCGCAATCACACCACAGAACATGATTAATAATTGCAAAAATATTTCGACCGCCAATTCCAATGTCGAGTTTTCACCATCCGCTTCGGGAATAAATCGCTGCACCAATTTGTTTAAAATCACAATCGGAATAACGCCTAAAGTAGCATATTGAACCACGTTTAACACTTCTGCCTTGCCTTCTTCAGTAGTTGAAAATACATGCGAAAGAAATGATTTCTTATGACTATCGCGAGCTTCTTGTAAAATATCCATGGTATTTACCTTCGTATATAAATGTCTTTAGAAATTTATCACGACAACCACATAAAGGGTTCCTGTATCATTCTTTCATATTCTACCTAAAATATGCCCAAGCACGATGAATATCAGTATTTGAATTTAATCTTGGACATTATTGAAAATGGTTCCGCTGAAATATCTCGAAATGGGAATGTTCGAGCCCGTTTCGGGCATTCTATGCGGTTTTCTTTACGTGGCGGCATTTTGCCTCTTTTAACCACAAAACGTATTGCGTGGAAGACATGTTTCGAAGAATTGCGATGGTTTATTCGCGGTTCGACAAGTAACCATGAATTACAACAGAAAAATGTGCATATTTGGGACGATAATTCAACCCGTGAATTCTTGGACGGTCGTGGTCTTCAACATCGTGCAGAGGGCGATTTAGGACCGGTGTATGGTCATCAATGGAGACATTTTAATGCGCCGTATGTCGATTGTACAACCGATTATGGAGGACAGGGAATAGACCAATTGCAAAATATCATTAACGACCTAAAGGATCCTGCATCGAGATCGTCACGACGGTTGGTGATGTCCGCGTGGAATCCACAACAATTAGACGAAATGGCTCTTCCGCCGTGCCATATATTAGTGCAATTCAACGTGCGCGAAGGGAAATATTTATCATGTGCGCTCTATCAACGCAGTGGCGATGTAGGTTTAGGCGTTCCATTCAATATAGCATCATATTCCTTTTTGACCCATATTTTAGCAAAACATTGCGGGCTGGAAGCCGACGAATTTGTCTATTTTTTAGGGAATGCACACATTTATGAAGAGCATATGGAACAATTAGAAGAGCAAATTAAGCGCGAGCCATATGCCTTTCCTAAAATGTGTTTTACGACGAAGCACGATAATATTGAAGATTATTCGATTGACTCAATTCAATGGACTGAACCCTATATACACCATATGCCTTTGAAAATGAAGATGGTCGCATAACGATTTCTATGACTAATCTAATCGCTAAAAAGTAATTCGTTTAGACATAATAAAGGCTTTTCATTTATAATATATAACTTATTCAAATGAGTAATTCGAATAGTGCCGCAAAACGTCGCCGCGCAAATCTTGTTGCTTCCCCGATGTTTCAGTCAAATGGACAACCTGTACCAAACAATGGTGCATCCGCTAGCGTACAACAACCAACCGCGCCTGTACCAAGACAACCATTGTCGCTTCAACAAGTCGTTGGAGTATTCGACCGTCGATTGTTATATTTAGAAGAGTATGTAAGTAAGCAATTGAAAAAGGTCCCTGGGGTAGAAGTCATACCCACTTCAAATATGTCTGCATTAACGCCGTCACAAAATATGAATGCTCCAGATATTGAATCATTGGTGCAGAATATTCTCCATGAACATTTATCTGAATTCAATCACCGTTATGAAGTGTTAGCAGAAGAAATCATTGATCTTAAACACATTGTGATGAAGCTGCAATCATATACACTGGATGTGAATAAAACATTAATTGAGGAGCGTATTCAAATACTATCAGAAATACGTTCGACCGCACCAGTGCATGTACAAAATGTGGCGATGTTGAGTCAAATATCAGACCAGTCAGTTAGTGAAAATATTACAGCATCACTCGAAGAAGATGCCTATGTTGAACAAGAGGCGTCTGTTGAACAAGGACAAGAACAAGAGGCGTCTGTTGAACAAGGA